GTCAAAATATAACCAAACAAAACGCTTTTACGTTTTGTTTGGGATTACGTGTTAATTTTCAGATAGTTGTAACTTTTGGTTTTAAATTAGTAGGGTAAATTTGGACTTTTGTAGGTGGTACTTTAAGTTATTTTTGCATAACCGTGTATAAACGTTTAAAATAAAAAGTAAATGTTTGTTACTTATCTATGGTGTTATTTCTTTGTAAATTAGAGTATTATTAACAACAAAACCCCCTGTTTATTGGCGTAAACAGAGGGAATAAAAAAACTTCAGCGATATGACTACTAAAATTTCTAATGACAAAAGTACGTGTTTTTTGCTTAATGAACAAGTACAAAAAATTCTACGGGAGAAAGGACTTTCTTGCGTGTTTAATTTTAATGACTACAAGCTATTTAAGGCACAATGTGCCCAGGCGTTTAACAAAGCCATGGAAATAGCTAAAAAGTTTGAGGAACTGGCAGAACCAGAAAACAATGATTTTAACGACTATATTTTTTAAGCTATGGAAAGAAACTTATTTGATATAGCGGAAATTTCAATACGATACAGTTACGGCAGAATTAATGCCGAAAACCACAAAATAACAAGCTCTAAAGATGCAAATACTATTTTACGCCAAGCGTTTCAAGAACACATGCAATATCATGAAGCCTTCTATATTATGCTGTTGAATAACAATAATTTAGTATTGGGCGTTTCTAAAATTTCAGAAGGTGGAATTACCGGTACTGTAGTAGATGTTAGGCTTGTTTTTCAAAGGGCCATTAAGGCAAATGCTTGTGCAATGATACTAGCACATAACCACCCTAGTGGAGTTTTAAAGCCTAGTGACCCCGATAAATCTTTGACTAAAAAGTTAAAGAGCGCAGGGGAACTGTTAGATATTAAAGTGCTTGACCACTTGATTTTAACAGAAGACGCTTATTACAGTTTTGCAGACGAGGGATTTTTATAACCCCTTATCTTAACGCTCAAAAATCGCCCTAACGGGCGGTGGGCGTTTTCGCTGCGCGTGGCTTTTAATTTTTGGGCAATTGTTCAGGTCTTCTACCCATTTGATCCATTGCTTTTTCAAATGCAGCGTTAAGCTTTGTTTGGCTGTCTCTTGTTTCAAAAAAAACATTCAACTCTAGTACTCTCATAATATCAATAAATATTTGAAGCTTTGGGCAAAACTCAAGTTTAAAGACTCGATGAATTGTGCTTTCTGAATAACCTGTTTGTTTTGCTATTTCATAATTAGAAATATCTTTTTGCTCGGCTGTGTTTTTTAGTATAAGCACAAATACTTTCCAGTGTTCGGGGCTCGTTTTATTTGCTTCCATACTTTTTATTTTTCTAAACTTTTTGAAAATTCTTTATTTTTAAACAGTTCTGCAATTCCTGATAATTGTTTCAGACGCAACAATTCGTCTGCGTCCATTCCTATATTTTTCAATATCCAGGCATCGCTCATTCCTGCTTTTGTGAGTTCAGAAACAATATGTGTCATTAATTGAATTGAGTGCGTACCGCGCGCCCTGTTGTGTCGAATGGTGGATGCCATTCTGTTTGACAAATCTTTTTCAATAACCGATACGGGTAATTTTCCACCTTCCCTTTTATGAATGTCTTTGTGGTCCCGCATTATCATATAGCGGTGGAACCCATCCACTATTTCATATTTGTCTTCATCGGGCAAATAATAGCAAACAATGGGCATTGTGTAGCCGTCTTCTTTTATGGATTGGTACAACAATTTCATTTCAGGCGGCGCAACCGCGTTGGGATTGTACATATTTGCCTGAATTTTTTCGATAGGCACAGACTCAATGCTGTAAACTGGACTTTTCATAATAAACCTTTATATTTTTCGATTACATTTTTCCGTCTTTGCATCTCATTTTTAGTGAGCGAAAAACCCATATACTTGCACAAATGGTCATTTTTCATAATGCAGATGCACATTCTTTTAAACGTGGGGATTTCTTTTGCTTCTGAAATATCGATATCATCCAGATACTCCATCCTCACCGGGAGTTTATCGGTTTTGTAATTTGTTTCTTTTTCGACTTTAATTTTAACTCCGGCTTTTTTAAGTTTTTTAATGGTTTCTTTTGAAAGAACCCCGCCTTTTTCTTTCCAAAAATTAATGGAAGTTTCCAGTTTTGAAAGGTAATTTTGTTTTGATTCTTCCGGGAGCGTGTTTAAAAGAAAGTGCATATAACTCTCCCAGGTGTGGTTTGGTGGCAACTTGATATTTTGCCAGCCCATTGCGGTGGTACCTCCATACAAGCCGGTGAAGTTTACGCCATTTACACGGCCTACCATCTTAGCCCAGTTATTGGGATCTATCACCCTGTAAAGTTTCAGGCTTGCCGAAGCTGCATCATTGAACGGGCTTGCCACCCGCATTTGTTCAATTCCAATTCCCGCCTGGTAATACAAATCGTACAGCGTGTTATATTCCCACCTGAATTTCGCGTTTGCCACCCAAACATCAGACGTTAGCCAGTCGTAAACAGGATATGCGTTATACACATTTCTGGCAATTGTTTTAGTCCATTTATTGCCTTCAAAATTTTTGTAGTTTTTGTCTGAATGGATAGCGCGCCACCGGTTCAAACTTTCCTGCGTCCGTATTCCCACAAGGCAAGCGGTGCGTTTTGCTTTCATTTTTTTGTGGTACCAGTTGCTGAATTTTTCCTGAAATTCGTAATCGCTCATTTTGGGTTTCCAAAAATCGAAATTGTGATTTTCCTCGTTAATTCCGTTTTCCGGCATTTCCCTCACCCAAATTTCCTGCTTTGATTTTTCCCAAGGATACCAAAAACTTTGATACATAGAAGTTGCGCATTGGGATTTTAATGGAAGGCAAATTCGATAAACATCAAAGATGTCTTGGTTGGAATTTAAAACTTCATCCACATAATCTGTGGTCATTTGGTATTGTGCCTCATAATCTATGTGAAACACGCCAATTTTCTTGGTGATGTTGTTTTTCCGCATATAATCTACCACCAAATTAAGCGTCACGCCGCTGTCTTTTCCTCCTGAAAAAGAAACGTAAATATTGTCGAATTCTTTGAAAAGGATTTCAATGCGTTGGACTGCCAATTCATAAACATTCATAATACCGCTTTTTTAAATTCTTCTAAACTCAGTGTTTTAAACTCCCGCAACAGGTTTGATTTTTTGTTGATGTTCGCATCTATCATTTTTTCAAGGCCAACATTTCCGGTGAGATCATAAAAAATGCAATCGTCTGTTTGTCCGGTTCTATAAATTCTCCTTTCAGCTTGCTCTCGCAAAGCGTAATCCCATATTTTGTCAAAAAAGATGGTTCTGTTGTACGATTGTAAATTAAGCCCGAAACTGTGCTTTTGATAGCTCAATATTTTCACGTCAGCAAATGTTTTTTTAAGCAAGTTTTGGGTTTCAATGTATTTGGCAAAAATCAACACTTTCGACTTGTCATTTTTTGACAAGATTTCCCGGACAAAATCAAACTTTTCTTTTGTCCTGGAGTAATTGTTTTGCAATTTTTGGGTCAACTCCAGAAAGAAATTAGGCTTGGCCATTAACCATTCATTGCTCAAAACTTTATCGATGATCCTTTCGTGTTCCGCTTTTTCTTCTTCCTGCAATTCAAAAGGAACTTCGATTTGTTGTTTTCCAATTTGCAAATCCAAACTGCATTCATACACATAAGGCTCAATTAATTTGTACAGGTGTTCCAAATTGTGGTATTTAATGATCCATTCTTTGGATCGGATCCTGTAAGAGCCGGGCTTTCTAACCGTCATTGTTTTGTACTCGCAAAAACTATTTTTAAATTGGGTTTCGTTCATATTTAAAATAGTAGGCGAAAGAAATTCCATTTGTGCCCAAAGATCCAGCAGGCTTTTGCTGATTGGAGTGCCATTTAAAATAAGTTTGTATTCGGTTAAATTACTCAGCGTAATTAATCGTTGGGTGCGCTTGGCATCGCTGTTTTTGATTTTCAGGCTTTCATCCACAATAAGCACAGGGTTTATGGCATTCATTAATCTATGAGTAATGTCCAGATACAAACGATCACTATTCTGAACACTTTCAATCCCCACAACATCAATATTATTGCCATTCCATTTTTGTAGCTCTTCCTTTAGGTTCTCCTTTGTTTGAAACGGTGTGAACCAAACTATGCAATCACTGTTCAGGGGCTTTATCAATTCTAAAGCCGCACGAGTTTTGCCGGTTCCTGGCTCCATGAACAAAGCGCCAACTTTGAATTGTTCCAATTTGGTTACCGCTTCGGTTTGTTGGGAAAGCATCATCGCTCTAAATTTTTATCGTGGATCACTTCCCCGCTTATTTTTTTGGGGGTGTGGTGCGTAAATTCAATTTGCCCTATATTTTTTCCTGCTTTAGAAAAGTTAGTCCATTTTTTAGAGGAATATTGTAGGTCTTTTTTTTCGAGTATCCAAGCGCTTATCCAATGCGCTTCGCTTTTTAAAACGTCATGGTCTTGCCCAAAATATTGTGAGTCTGGTATAAGGGCTTCGCTTCCGTCAAACGCCGTGGCTTTCCAGCACTTAGGTGAGATTGGAATCATAAATTCCAATCTCACTGAGTAGCATCGAGTTATCATATTTGAATACCCCCTTTACAAAAACCGTCTTCTATTAGCTTTCCAGCATCTAGAGCTCTTTTTTGTAACTCTTTCTTTAAACTGTCAAGGTCTTGTTCTGGTAATAAAAATATATACATTACTCCTTCGTGCCTTCCCGTGGGCACATATATTTTTATACCTAAAAGAGGAAGCTGGAAATCCGTTTTTGATATTGAGTGGTCTTTGTTTGTGGTTAAATAAGCTTCTTGTCGCAAAACATTTGAAATAGCCGAAGTAACGCTAAGATATGCGGCCTCTATTACATCAAACCCTTTAGGTAAAGCAGATAATTGATGTACTTGTTCGTAGTCTGATTTTATACAATTTATTGGGTTGCTAATTTTAATTAAACTATCCACTTTTTCTTGAAGTTGCTCAGACTCTTGCTCTTGTTCTGATTTTCTGTTTAGTCCGTTTTCGTCAAGAATGGAGTCCCAAGACTTATCATTTACTGAAATTACTCTTAATAAATTATAGCCGTTAGTCCAGATTGTAAACCAAAAAACATCTTCTCTTGTGTGTGCCCATTTTTGACGGCCAAAAGATGGGCTTTCATAAGTGCAATCTATTGAAGGAACAAGACGTTCTTCTGTTCTATTAACGTCTTTCCAATAGCTATTTACTGAGTGGTCTACAACTCCGTGATAAATTACCGTTTCGTCTTTAACTCCATTTAACTGTGTTGAAAATTTCCAACGAACTACATCGCCAGAATTAATGAGTTTTACGTTTTCTAAATTAAGGAATTTGTGGTCTGTAAGGAAAGTTTTCATAATAATTTTGCCGTGTTTTAATTCCTGCGCGGGAGCTTTTATGTTTAATTTGATACTGCTAAAATATATCTTTGCTTGCTTGTGTGCAAGTAATAATATATAAATTCGATTAAATACATAAAACTTTAACGTTTATATCCCCTCCAAAGAAGTGAAAATTTCAATTCTATCTCTTCTTGAGGTTTTTACCCAATCCTTACGCATTAACAGGTATTTTGCGCTGTCACTGGGGTTTGTGCTGTGCATTGGAAGCTTATGAAGGGGTAGGCTCTCACTGCTTTTGTCTTTATGAATGATGGTGTGGCCTGTGCGGGTGTCTTTTTTTTGAATGAGCTTGGTACTTTCCATACTGCTTTTAAGCTCTCTACATTGGTAAAAGTCTATTTGAAGCTTTGGTAAATCGGGGTTAGTGCCTTGCGTTATTTGTTTCATAAAAAAATACTCTTCACTTTGCAGAATGTTGCCCTGCTCGCGGCTCATTAACTCTACGGTCCATCCGGTGCGGCTGTTTGTTTCTGTGAGTTCAAGGTGGTTTTTTATTTCTTGAGCCCAAGAACGTCCGCTGCTTTCATATTGGTTGCCGCTGCGGTCATAATACATCTTAATTCTTTTGTCTTGGTGGGGATAAAAAAAAAGAATAAATTTTTCTGCAATTTCCTTGCTGCTGTCTGGCGCCAAAACAAACATAAATTTTAAAATACGGTAGGTATCGCCTTGGTGCTGCCCAATACTTAAAGAAATCATTTTCCCAAAATCAATGCCCACGTCCAGTGGCGCATTGTGATCTATGTGACGCAGCATTTGGCTGTTATTGGTCGTGTCCTGATCTTTGATGCCAGAGCTTCGCAAATAGGTTTCGTCTAATCCGTCTTTATAGAAATGCTCTTTATCAAGTCCAATATAAAATTTATCGCCGTCCTCCAAGCTTGATTTAAAGGAAAGAACGCTTTGTTTAAATTCTTCCCAGCCTAAATTTTTCAAGGCATCATAAATATAACCTGGTGTGAGCATGTCCACATTAGCAAGGCTGCTTACCACATAAAAAAAGGTGCTTTCTTTTCGAGCTTTCACCCAACGCACTTTCCAAAGCTCGCGGCGTTTTTTGGCTTTTATTAAAGCGGCATTGTCTTTTTTAATGTAAGCGCGGTAAATATCGTGATTGATTTCGTTTAAAACCATCCCGGCTGCAAGACAGGTTTTTATTTGTTCCAGGTCCATTTGTTTTTCGGCGTCCAGGATCCAATCATAATCGTTTTTTGTTAAATTGGGCAAATCAGTAGTGAAGGTTGTGCCTCGATAGTATGGACTGTGTGCAAATTTATTATATCCTCGCAAAGCGGGCATTATCACATCGAGCTTTTTTTTGTTTAAATATTTAGCTTCATCTCCATATACATGCTGGAAGGAGTTTCCTGCTAAACCGGAGGGCTGATCTAACGAACCTATTAGAAATGTACATCCGTTAAAAACTGTAATAGTATTTTTAAATGCGGTAACCGGCTTGTATGGTATTCCAAAAAAAGACGGCGGACGCTCATCTACTACATAATGCTTGCCTTCTATCCATCCTTTATACTCGCGCCATCCTTCAATTAAGGTGGGAACAATATTTGTTCTGGCATTTACAAAGGTATCGCTCACAAACGCCTGAAGACTTCGCGGCATATCATAACAAACTTCTATAGACCTATCTGCAATAACGTCTGTGGTTTTGGTCATTCCACGACCAGCCACTAGGCGCAAATGTTTGGGGCCTATAAGGTCTATCATTTGCTTTACATACGTACTATATCTGCCTTCTACTCCGGGGCTATCCGCTTTTGCGTGGATTTTCGTCATCTGTGGGAAATACTTTAAGTGGTAATATGCGGGCTTCACGTCTAATGATGTCTTTTTCGGCCTCGCTCATGTCTTCTAAATTGTCAATAAACTGTGCTAGTTTGTGGCGATTTATTCCAGGAAGGCCTAAGTCTTCTGGATTTATAGTATAGAGTTTAAATGGACGGTCAAATAATTCCTGCGGAAGCTCTTCTATGTCGAGCTGGTCTAGTTGGCGAATTTTTGCCATGTCTAAAATCATCCTGCCTACTTTTGCGGCATCTGTGGCATCTTTCATCATTGCTATGGCAAATGAGATTACTTTTTCCATTTGTTCTGCATATACGTTGCGCCACGCTGCTTTGCTTATGCTGCTGTCGCAATAAAAGAACTCCACCGCTTGATTGTATAGCTTGTTAGCTAGGTAGTAGGAAAGCCCATCTATTTTAATTAAATGACTTACTATGGCGTCTTTTGATGCCCATTTGTCTATGCGCAAGCGCATACCGCGCACCTTGTCCATCATTTCAAGATAGTCTGCCACGTCTTGGGGCATCTCTTTTGAAATGCCACCTTCCATAAACTCATAGATATGATCGAGGTCTATATCTTTTATATCGCTAATTTTCGCCATAAAAAATGCGTGCTTTTATATTTTCTGATTCCTTGTCGTCTCTCATTTTTATAAATTGCTGGGCGGCAGTGATGTTGCCGCTGGCGGCGTTGGCTTGCAGTTTACT